ATGGTTTCCCATGTTTTTCCTGACATAGCTTGGTCGCCAGCATGAGATACCGATACAATAAGCAACTCCCTCGCAAGTTCTTCTACTGGTTTCATTACTTATCCCCCATTAAAGCTGATTAAATTAAAACTGTGATACTGCTCTGTGGGTTGCTCCACCTGTTCTTTCTTTTTTTACTTTGATTGGTTTTGAAAGATTTTCAAGTTGTGCTTCATCAATGTTCCAAGTAGCAATTTCTGTTGCATCTTTTTTTAATTTAGGCTGAACTCCGTATTGAATACATCCATTTAGATATTCTACTTTTGAAACAACCTTACCAACTAATCCAGATACTTTGTCTTTTACCTTATCGCCTAATTTAATCATTTCATCAACCCCCTAAATAGTGTATGGTTATCTTCCTTCCTTAATAAGGCACCCATGATAACTTCATCGATGCTGTCTCTGGCTATTAAATGAATGTAAGTTGCGTTGTTTTTTTTATTGGCTCGCATACTGCGACCTCTAGCTTGGTAGTATTCAAGGAAAGAGTACGAGAGAGAGTAAAAGACGGTGTAATCACAGTCATTAAAGGATAGGCCAACTCCTCCAGACGCCGGATGTGAGACGAGAATTCCATTTGTTGATTGCTTAAACTTGCGAATAGCGGCATTTCTGTCGGGAGTATCACTATAGAGTGCCGTCGCTCTTTCTTTAAAGATTTCAGTAATCTTTTCAATTTCCCATTTATATTGGCAGAACACAATAACGCTTCTTCTAGGTCCAATTTCCTCGATGACATTTTCGAGCTCCTTCATTTTAGGATTGTCTTTAAATTCGAACGCAGGACGCGCAGCGTTCGGCGTATATGCAAAGCCGCCGGTGATCTGCCGGACTTTCATGATCTTGGCTAAAGCTATATTGACAGATATTTCCGTCCCATCTATTTCCATAACCAGCTCGTCCCACATGTCTCTGTAAGCCTTTGTTTGCTCCTTAGTCATGGTAACGAACCGATTGACGTTAATCTCGTCCGGCAGGTCCAGCACGTCACGTTTGGCTATATATTGGCAGTAAGGCTTCATTCTGGCCCTAAGGTCATGTAACATGTCAGGGTGGATCCCCATTGTATACCCGCGCTGCAGCATCATCATTATTTCCCGCTTACCCAGGCCATAAAGAGGGACGATCGTAGCCCCCCTGCATAGCGCCATGTATTTGTTGCGGAATTTAAAGAAGTTATTCCCGAGGATCCGTGGGGCCAGAAAGCACATCTGTGACCAGTATTCTGACTCTATGTTGGGGGCTGGCGTAGCGGACATGACTATCTTATAAGGGAAGGCGGGCGCTGCCTTTAACAGTGCCTTCGTTGTCTTTGCGTTATATGCTTTTATTTTTTGAGATTCGTCAAGGACACACATTGGCTTTAAGGCCAGCACCTGTTCCCAGGTCTTCTGAAACTTCCTTGAAATTATGGCTTCATAATTAATGATCAAAATGTTGTAGGCTTTAATATTCGGCGAGTCTCTAAGGCTGGCACAGCTGAGGTTTGTAAACTTTTTTATATCTTCCATCCAGGCACTCTCTATTAGGGAAAGCGGGCAGATAACCAGAAGTTGTCTTTTCTCGTCGAGCTTGTGCATTCTTTCAAAAACTTTTATTGCAGCGAGGGTTTTGCCGGTACCCATATCCCAGAAGAAGGCACCAGCGCCCTTGTTCTTAATAATGAAATCAACACCCTTTTGTTGATGATCGAATAACTTCATAGTGAAAATAGTAGCAGAACATAGTTTATTTGTCAACAAATAAAGTTCTTGACTTGTTATCTGTTTTCTATATAATGGTTAAACATGAGGAGGATAGAAATGCAAAAACTAAAAACAATCGCAGTCAGAGTTAGTAACTCAGAGCACACAAATCTTAAGACGACCTGTGCTAAACGAGGCACAACAATCCAATCTCTCGTCAAGAAATTACTAAAACCATACTTATTGAGAAAAAAATGAACCCATTCGCAGCAGCGACTATAGCCTTGTTTTCCTTAGCCAGCATTTGGGAGCTGTGCCAGGGGAAGTTTTGGCTATTTGTTTTTTACGCTTGTTCAGCATTAATTAACCTGGCTGTTGTTAAGATGGCCACAACCTAAAAGGAGTCACCAATGACCGAAGTAAACCCAGGTACAGACCAAGATGTAGAGCTTACCGAAGAACCAAAATTGATAACAACCGAGGTCGTAGCATCTTATTCAGGGAAGATCTCAACCGGGAGATATGAAAATGAATCGCCGTTCTTTTCTCTTAAAGAAGTCTGGACAGGTGATATTAATGTGGATGAACGGCAGCGGGAATTGTCAGAGAAGTGCTACCGAAAATTCTCTGAATGTGAGCAAAGGTCCATTATCGCTAGAATTATGGCAGAAAGAAAAGATCTCCGATTTTACCCTCAAGAAGACGGAAAAAGCTATCCGTCAATTACTTCAATCCTCGGGTGGGATAAAGATTTTTTCATCAGTACGCAAGAGCTGCTACAATACGGTGCTCGTGGTACTCTCATTCACAGACTTATAGAAATCTATGCCAAGCTAAAGGTTTGGAAAGAAGCCAAAGACTTGCTTCCATACCACAGGGAATATGTGGTAGTCACCAAGGGATCCCTCAGCTTGTCTTTGGACGGCTATAGGATCGACAAGTTTTGGGAAGACTACGGCCTCGAGACATCAGAGACAGAGTCTGTTTCAGTTAACCCAGAGCATGGCTATGCCGGCAGGAAAGATTGGAAGGGGCTTGCTTATACAGAGAAGAAGACCGCAAAGAATGATCCATCCAAGAAGCTCACCATGATTGATTGGAAAACCTCTGCGAAACTTGACAAGAAGTATGTGCTCTGCCAGCTGGCAGCCCATGTCTTCTGTCCTGGCAACGAAGACGTTGAGCAGGTCATAGCTGTCCCAGTTAACAATACGACAGCTCAAGGGTACACTGCCCCAATTGTGATGGCTAGAGAGGACCTCAAGCCTTATTTTGACTTGTTCTTAAAGCAGAAGGAAAACTTCAACTATCGATTTGGGTTATAATGCCAAAAGGTTATTGCGGCGCATGGATCTGCGATATATGCGGTGTCCATGCAGAGTTTCATAGATGTATAAAATATAACAAAAAAGGGGAACCTATCCATGAGTACCTATGCTGGCCATGTAAACGGAAGATTGATGAAGGTTGGTCCCCGGAGGAAGGTACCCGCGGAGAAGAAGACTTTCTTGGGTGAGTCAGTACATTCCAACCATACTCGTAGGCTCTGTAAGACCTGCGATAAGGTTTTAAGCATATATAATTTAAACGAGTTCTGCTTCGCACACCTACACAAAGGACTTACAGCAGAACACCACAAAGAAGGAGAAATTAAACGGGAGAGGTTAAGGAAGTACCAGAACGAAGCAAATACTAAAAACCAATTGAAAAGAAAAGGAGCCACTAATGGCTAAAACAAAATCATATTACACACCAGTAGGATCGATTAAATTCCCAAAAACTAAAATCAATGAAAAAGAGACTGGGTTTCTTTACACTCCCAAGAACCTCGACGAGGATGATGTAAAGTCTTGGAAGTTTCAGCTTGTCATCGATCCAACGACAGAAGAAGCTAAGGCGCTTCTTGCCATCCTTGACGCACAGCATGCAGAGATCTCGGGTTCAAACTTCGTTCCTTACAAGAACGATCAGAACAAAAATCAGGACACTAACGAGCTTGAAGAGACTGGCCTGGTTGCCATAAACTTCACAACTTGCTACCCGATTGCGATGATCGATGGAATGAAGAACAAAGTCAACGTATCTGTTGGCTGGGGATCCAAAGTTAAAGTTAAATTCACAACCAAGCCCGTTAACAATAAAGGGAAGGTTGGTCTTGGACGTCACGTTCGAGCTATCCAGATCATTGAGCTTTCAGAGTCAGGTCAGGACATGAGCGGCTTTGATGAAGAAAAAGAAGGTTTTCAGGGTGACCCAAGCGCTGAGGTGCCTTGGGAAGAATAAATAATCACAGGGGTTCGCTATCTGATACCGCGATTAAATACGGCCGCCTTGAGTTCGGGGAGCCCCTACCATTAAGGAGAACCATGGAAAAAGAAATCGATTTAGCTGGGATCATGCAGTTCACTGGGGCAGACATTGAGTCGCTTAGGCACCTTATGTACAACCTTGTTGCGCCTAAGATCATTGAGATAGGCTGCTGGTCCGGGTATTCGACTGTTCACCTGGCTTCTTGGGCTAAAGAGCGTGGCGGGCATGTATGGTCCATTGACACCTTTGACGGTAGAGGTAGCACTCTAGAGAATATAACAGATAAATATAAGCCTTACACAGCAATGCTTAAAAACCTAAAGACATTCGATGTTGAAGATACTGTCACGATCCTGGCGGGATCCTCTGACGATAGGATTAACGACGTCCCAGACGATTGCAACATGCTCTTTATTGACGGGGACCATAGATATAACCAGGTCAAGAAAGACCTTGATAATTATGATCCTAAAATTAAGCATGGCATTATCTGCGGCCATGACATGGACAACCTTAAGTGGGACGAGAAGTATATTAATGTAGACACCCACGACAACGTCCACCATGGCGTAACAAAAGCAGTCTCTGAAAAATATGGTAAATTCATATGGTTGCCTAGATCAATTTGGGCAACCTTTAAATAAGGAGAAAATCACTATGAGAGAAAAACTAGCAGACTTATGCCATCGTCAATGGACCGGCTGGATGCATCATCTGTTTTCAAAATGCCATCGAGACAATAATGGAGACATTGTGATACCGAAGGTTTGGTACGATAGATGGCTTAGGCAATCAATAACAGATTACAAGGATTTATCACCTGCAGAAATGGAGTCTGATCGTAAAGAAGCGGACAGGTTTTTGGAAATAATGAAGTGATAAGACTATCTCCAAAAGAAATAGTTGAAGCCTTCCCGGAAGGCAAGTACCTTTTAAAGGTTAAGATCCGGGAAACAAAAGAGGAAATGAAACCATTTGAGAAATACCTGAAAGACCTGTATAACAGAAGTAATGATGCGGATCTGAAAATGTTCATGACTAAATACGTCAGAGCCTTTCATTATAACATACTCCAGAAAACCCACCAACGATTAAAGCGAGAATATGCGATGTATGACACAAACAGGAAAGAGTTGGACGTCGCTACCGCAAAAACAATTCTCATAGAATCACTTTACAGCTTCGAAAGAGTAAGGACAACCAGCAACAGGATCACCACTAAGTGTCCTTTTCACGACGAGAAACATCCTTCCTTTGTCATTTACAAACATAACAATAGCTTCCACTGTTTTTCTTGCATGACAAGCGGGGACTCAATTTCTTTCGTTATGAAGTTGAATGATATTACATTTATTCCGGCAGTTAAATATTTGTTAGCAACGAGGGGATGATATGGCAGAAAAAAAGAAAGATAAGCTGGACCAGATCCGCGACGAAGTAGACGCCAGCAGGCTAACGCTTGACGTTAAGCATACTAATCGCGGTGTTATTATTATGCCTACCTATAAGAACGGGCTCATTTATATGGGTACCGACGAGGGATTAAGCAAACTCTTCCAATACAACCTCTTTCATTCCCGCAACGAGATCTCCCGGATCCCGCCCTGGGGCGGTGATATAGGCGGCTACCCCCGGCCGATCAGTGATAAGGATATCCTGGCCCTTAAGGAATATATGATTGAGCGCTTCCGCGTTGAGTTTCCTGTTGGCACTCTGAACGAGGTCGTGGACCATGAGTCCCAGAAAAACAAATATGATCCTGTCAAGGAGCACCTGACTGGCTTAACGTGGGACGGCAAGGAACGTGTCAAGTCCTGGCTGTTTGATTACATGGCTGTTGAGAGAAGCGAATACGCAGAATTTGTTGGCACCATGACTCTGGCTGCTGCTTGCGCTAGAGTAGATAAGCCTGGGGTCAAGTACGATTATATGTTAATCCTGGAAGGAGCGCAGAACATTGGAAAATCCATGGCGGTTAAAGCTCTTGGTGGTGAATACTACAGAGAAATCTCAATGTCCGATAGGGACAAAGACACAGTTGAAAAAATGCAAGGAGCTTGGCTCATTGAAGTTGCCGAGCTGGCTGTTTTCAAAAAAAGAGACATTGAGTCCCTCAAAGCCTTTATCACATGCTCCGAAGACACTCAAAGACTGCCTTACGGAAGAAGGAGCGAAATTTTTCCTCGACGAAACATCTTCATAGGCACAATTAACCCCGATAACAACGGATATTTGTCAGATTCGACTGGAAACCGTAGATTTCTTCCTATTTTATGCAAGGATTACGTCAAGCTAAACGAATTACAGCTTGACCGGGACCAGATTTGGGCGGAAGCCTGGGCTATTTACCAAAAAGGCTTCCCGATGTACATACCTATCAAGGGTACGATCGCTGATGAAGCCCGAGATCGCCAGAATTTCAGACAGACTACTGATGAATGGCAGAATGTCATTGAGAGCTGGCTTGAGAAGTTACCGGCCAGTGAAGGTAACAAGGCCCGGGGCATTGATATTTGGACTGAGTGCCTTGGTGGCTTCAAGAGCGACTTTGACAGGTTCCGCCAGGTGCGCGTAGCAGATTGTATGACCAAGCTAGGCTGGGAGAAGGGTGTGTTCAGGTTTGAGGGTAAGTCAGCTAATGGCTACCACAAGCTCGATCCACAATTGTCGTTGGATAATGACTCAACACCTTGGGAGGATTAATATGGGAGTAGACGACTGGGGATATATTGAACCACAAAGGTTAAGCAGTTTCTGGTACGGCTTTGCTTGTGCCTTGATGCTCGTGAAAATACTGCTCTAATGACCCAATTCGAGCGCAAAAGATTTACAATCTGCCCCAGGAATAGGGTCAAGGGCAAGAAATGCTTCAAGGCCAACTGTCTCAACGATGGCAAGAAATGTTATATATGCTGCCTGGTCCAGGGTAAATGGACCCAGTTCCTTCAGCGTATTAAAAACAGTGAGATCTATTTTGAAAAGGAGGAATGATGCACAAAAAAGTAATCTGTAAAAAATGTGATGCAGTTATTTCCCAGTGCCGGTGCATGGCTGGTGATAAGAAGATCGAATATGACCTTTGTGACAAATGCAAGGGAGAAAACGAAAGAACCCAGTGCTGGTTTTGTGGGGAAAGAATGGTTTGGGGCGGGGATCATAGCGCTGAAGACTACGGTATGCCTGGGGACGGAATAGTAGCCAACCTATCCTGCCCCCAGTGTGAAGCTACCGCTCTTTTTCATTCTGCTGGTTAGCCTCGGCTCCGATCAGATAGCCGCCAAACAAAGCTAATAGCTTGTTGGCGGCTTTCTTTTGGTCTTCATCGATCGTTTCCATTAGATTGTCGTGATTGGGCTTTAAAACGGTCCTCACGAACAATCTCCACTGCTTGGTACCTATCCTATCCGGGTACCATTGGAAATAATCCAGACCTAGCTTAACTTGTTCACTTAGAGGCTTGCTGGAGGACAATTTCAGCTCCTTTCAACAGCATTGATGGCAAAGAAGTGTCCTTACCCTTGCTGGTTTTTACTCTCCTGGCTGCTTCAATTGTGCCATGGTCCTCTTCTTTGATCCTGATCGTGTAATTTACTGACTTTTTCATGCTTTTCTTCTCCTTTTTTGGTTGTTTTTTTAATTAGAAATAAACTTTCTGCTTATCTTCCATCATTGTAATAACCTTATTAAACAAAAATTCCTGCATATTCCGGGAACAATCGTTGTATTTGTACTTGATGTGAAGGTATTCCTCAAACACAGCTTCACAGACCTTCTTCTTCCCCTGGTCAAAACATCGGTCAGCGATAAGGATATTGTCTCCCTGCACGCTCCCAAGCGTTTCCTTGCTGTCAAAGACAGCGACTTCGATGTTATAAATGACCTCATACCCGGAATTCTTAAGGAATTCCACAGCTTCATGAAGGTAACTGCTCTGTTTCTCTGTCTTTTCTATGATGTGGAACTCCCCAAAGTTGTCTGATGCTCCAACCACGCTGATTTTGTTCTTGAATTGCTTCACCAGAGCAGTCACAAGCGATTTATTTAGGACCAGGCAGTTGCCCTCAGAGACTTCTTTCTGATAATGACCCTCAACCTCTGCAATAACAAGCCTACGGTTGCCAATAACCTTAAGCCAGTCCTCATTAAACGTGCCCTCAGACCAGCGGAATAGGTTCTCAATGACCTTTTCTTTCTGGTTGTCATAGACTTTCTTGATCATAGCCTTGTTGGCGTTCTTCGTGAAGATCTCGCAGATCCTCCAGGTATCATCACTAGAATATTTGAGTGTTCTGCTCTCATTTATGTCAATATCCTTAACGTCGTAATGGAACAAAGAGTCGTAGCTGCTTTTATGGCATCGGATCCCTCGCCTGTAAATGATATAGTTCTCTCCCCCTACGAAAGCTTTCATATCATCGTTGTAAAACACGAGATCGCTGCGCTTATTAGAGAAGTATTCATCCCATTTGTCCAGGCACGCTTCGATCGCAGGCGTTACTTCAATGAAAAACAGCGTCTTGTCGAAGTCTGGCATAATTTTATCTTCTTCTACAACCTGTATATCGCTACCCTTTTCATCAAGAGAATTGCTGTAGATCTCTCTGATAGCGTACCATGGCTCCCAATCTATCCCCATTTCTATGGTCAGCCCGGTTGGTTTCTTGTTGATAAAGATTTGGTTGAATGTTTCTTGGCGGAATTTCTTTTTCTTCGTAGAAACAACAACCTCTTTAATGCCTGAAAATATTCTCACGTTGATCTTGTTCCTTAATAACACAGCCAGGCCATACTTAAGGCCTGACCCAAAGAACCCTATCTTGTCTTGGTTCCTCTTGGTTGACGCACCAATTAAGAAAAAGGCATTCATGTCAATTTCTCCGTCATTCTCGATTCTAATGTACTTTTTCATGTTTTTCTTCTCCTTTTTGTTGCCCGCAAACTCTAGCCCGCAAACTCGAACGAAAATTTCGGGATTTTTTTTAAAAAAAAGTAGGATCCTAATTCTGTGTATAACCTGTGTATAACCTGTGCAAAACCTGTGCAAAACCTGTGCAAAACCTGTTAATAACTTTATGATCTCCGGGGATCCCCGGACCCAGCCAGGCCGCGCGCCGGGGCCATGATCCCAGCGGCGGCCTTGATTGGCCGGATCTAGTCCACGTCCCCCGGGTCGCGGCGCTCCGCTTCCTGGCGGGCCTCTTCTATTTCGTCCGCGCGCTGGTTCTCTGTTTCCTCTTCGCACCTTAAGCAGATAGAAAGATCCGGCGCCGCTGGCTTGCTGCAGCCTGGATTTTGGCAGATCCGCGGCGCTTGCTCCTCTTGCCAGGCATCAAAGCAATTATCGCATACCATTTCCCCGTTGATTTCCTCCATTTCAAAGTCTGTGTCGTAAATTTTTTCACATTTACATCTATTCATGCTCATTGATCAGCCCCCCTTTAGTGTTTCGGATCGTTAATAATCCGCCGGCCTGGCTCTTTGCATAACGAGCACGTCCGGCAGTCTCCCGCGCAGGTATAGCGGGCCTTTTTATTTTCGTATGAAAAATTATTATCTATCATGAAGCCGGACCCGTTAATTACTACATTTCGCGGCCGGATCTCCGGGATTGTTAGATCCCGGCGCGCTGTGTACCCGTAAAAGATCACGTCCGGGACCTGCGCGGCCACGTTTAGAAGCTTATTTATACATTTCTGTGTCGTAAAGTCTCCGGCCTCGTTGAAACGTATATATTTAATCTTTTTATGCCTGGCCAGTGCGGCGTTTATATCCGCGGCCGTCTCCGCGGCCGTTGTCAATAGCCAGTATTTTTTTTGAGCTTTCCTGTACGGCAGGCAGGCCGGATATTGGCGTTCCGGCCGTTGCGCGCAGCATTGCCCGGCCGGGATCTGACAAAGGCCCAGCGCTTGGGACGGGCAGCCTGTGGCCGGTCCCATGTTAAAAATGAGCGTGTCCCGGCCTAGTTTTTTATCTCCTATAGTATATTTAAACGGGATCATCAGCAGGCCTCCGGGAGTATATATATAATTTCCTCCGCGTTGCCCTGGTAGCTGGCGTGTCCTATACCTTCAAAAAAGATCTCCGCGCGCTTGCACCAGTTTTGTTCAGGTGCGCACCCGCTAAAAATGTCTTGCTGGACCGGCCCGCTTTTTGATCCTTCATCATAAAATAATGAGTGACTGAAGCCGTCCAGGTGGACGGCCAGCAAGCGCCGGCCCGGATATAGTTTGTTAAAACGATCCTGCAATTTCTCTTTTAGTGTCATAATTTTGGTAGTCATTTTAAAAGCCCCCGTATAGCCGCCAGCGTAGCGGCATAAATTAAAATAAATAGGATCAGCGCCAAAAGGCCAGCTATAGCCTCGATAAATTCCCGGCGCTGCCCTGGCGTCACTCGCGCGCGTGCTCTATATTATGTAATAAAACAGCAAGCGGCAGCGGCTCGCGTGCCCTTCCAAAGATCTGCGCGCGGCCGGTCGATAACAATTTATCGCATGCATTCTTAATAATTGGATCAAAGGCCCGGGCCCTGAAACGGTAAAGATCCGCCCGGTTCAAATAGTGATATCCGCCCTCTTTTAGGATCTGTTTTGCCTCTTGTGTAGTCATTCTCATTTTTTGCCCTTTCTTGTTATGATCCGCCCGCGGTTATTCCTGGCCTTGATCCTTTAAATATTGGCGCGTGTGCTTGCATTTTTCATAATGAAAAAAGCCCGGGCAGCTGCAGGCCAGGCGGCCGGCGCTGTCTTCTTTAATATAATATACTACGCCAGGCGTTGTCTCGCTCTCTACCTTCTGCAGGATCACCGGGCCGGATATTGTGGCCAGTACGCTTATATGTTCGATATTTACGTTGCGGCCGAATTTCTTTTTGAGCTCGCGGATTATTGCCAGCTTAAGCTCCGCGCTTAAATATTTAACTGTTATTTTTTTCATGTTTTACGCCTCCTGTTAGGCCGGGCCAGGATCCCAGGGATCCCAGCGCGGCCCTGGTTAATGTTAATTATTATTCATGAAGGGAAGCTCCCGCTCGATCCCCTCCGCCAGTGTCCAAAGGTCCCGGTTTAGTTTCAGATCCCGCGTCACGTCCTTGATCGTGCGCGTGCTAGATCTGCGGCCCGTTTGGGTCCTGGCCTGGATCCCGCCTTTGATCATGTTTTCCTGTATCACGTTAAACGTGCGCCAAAGGTCCCGCGGCCCTTCTATCGCGTCATTATGATAATTATATACTCTATTATTCGGTTGATCCGCCAGGCGGCGCGCTTGTAGCATTCGCGCAGGCCTTAGATCCAGCGCGGACCCGTAAAGATCCAGCGCGGCCTTTGCCATGTTTTGCTGTGTGTCCGGACTCAACTCCAGGCCTTGCCAGCGGCCGACCGTCTCCAGGATCCGCGGCGCGTGTTTCATCATGTCCCGGGATCCCTGTATAATATTATCCAGCGTATCACGCCGCCCGGTGTGAACGGCGCGGATCTCTTCAATATTCCCGTCCGCGGCCGTCATACCATTGGAGCAAATAAGCCGATAAAGGCCAAAGAAAAATTGAAAGGCCGCGCTGCCGTCGTGGCTATTTGTGAGGCCGAACTCCGGGATCACGTCCCCGACTTGCGGCGCGTCATTTCCCCGTTGTCTAAAGCGTACGACGTGGCGCGTATGAGCTTCTTTGCCAAACGTGCGCGCCTTTGATTGATAGGCCTTGACCGGGTAAAAGCCCGCGTCCCTCAAACTATCAACTATTTGAATTGTAGGTATAAAACGATATTTAGCGCTTACTCCGCCCGGACCTCCCAGCGCCCTGGATTGTTTGGCTGTTACGTCCCCGGATCTCCGGGCCCAAGGCTGCAGCGCGAATATTGACGGCGCCTTCCTTTGCAAAGTCTCGTTATTTAGCTCTAAATTGTTCATTTTTTCCCCCTTTTTTGGTTGTTCCTAAACTCTTAATGTGTCCCGTTTTTCTACTTGCTAAACTCTTAAGGTGCCCCAGTATAAACAAGCGCAAGGCCGGCGCTGTGCTATCCTGCGCCTGCCCTGCGTTGTGTGTATCTTATATTTTTAGCACCGGGCCGGCGTCCTTTTTATAGTACGCTTCCAGCGCTTCTCTTATAATACAAAGGTTTGCGTCTTCTGTAATCTCTTCCATTATCGCGTCAATCTTTGCGGCGGCGTCTTTTGTTGTGTCCTCTACCAGGTCCCAAGGTATACCGCCGTTTAGCTCTTCATCAGGTTCTACGTCTGCGCCGTCCCAATCTCCGGCGTTGAATATTTCAAGCGCTTGCCCTCTTGTCTCCGCCTCAATTGCAATTGTGCCCGTCTCTGTGAATGATAATTTAAATTCATGTTTCATGACTTTTTTCTCCTTGCTGATACTGTTATTATTAATTGAACATTGAAGAGCATACAATTCTAAGCGCTTCATTCTCATTTATCCCGGCCGCTGCATTGCGCTGGCTTGCCAATTCCTCCGCCGCTGCAAAGTCTGTGCCCCAGCTCCAGTCTGTTATGAAATATCCCCGCTCCCCTTCTTTAACTATGCAAGGGATATATTCTCCCGCCGCTGTGCGGCGTGTCCGCAGTATTATAAATACTGCCCTTTGTTCTGTTTCTGTTATTTTTGTCATGGCCTTTTTTCTCCTCTGTGTTTGGCCCGGCCTAATTGCCCGGCGCTTATTGATACTAAATAATAACATGCCTTGCCTTGCCTTGTCAATGTATTTATTTAATCATTATCCGGGCCCCGTTTGAGGGCGTGCTTGCTATAGATGTATTTATGTATAGCAGGGGCGCCGCCCGGCGCTGTAGTTGTTAATGCTATACTTGCTATACTTAATATAGTAATAGTTTGTTTTGGTTTATTCTAGGATAGTGTTTAAACCTATCTATAGCACCATAGCAGCTGTCGGAAGCTCCCCAGGTGTAATACTTTATGGCTGCTATAGATGTATAGCAGCGGCCTGTTTTGGCCTGTTTTGGGTGCCTTGCCCGGGCAGAGCGCCGGACGCGTGCGGGCCTGTTTTAGGCCTTTTGAGTATAGCACCTATAGCAGGCCCTGGCTGGCCCCTGGCTGGCCGTTCTCTTGCCAAGGCAAGGCAAGGCAAGGCGCAAAAGGTAGGCAGCGCCAGGCTACCGCCCAGGCTGCCGCCCGCCGCAGCGGGACCCCTATTTAGGCGCCGGCGGGACTCCGGCCCCCGGATAAACCGTTAACCCCCATAGGTGGTGTCATGCACAAACAAACGAACACACCATTTTAGGATCTCCCGGTTCCTTTTTGTCAACTTTTTTCCCATACAAATGAGTGGTGTTCACTTTTATGGACATATTGTCAAAACACCCTAAAAAAATAAAATTTATGAAATTTCTTGACACTCCAGCACTATCCATGGTATTTTAAGAATAGGTTAGATACTCGATGTTGTGCACCATACTGCAAGGTGTTGGCCTACTTCATCTTGCAGCAGCACATTTCAACCAACCAGGAGACGCTTTTTGAAGCTTAATCGCTGGTCCACATATAAGTACAATAGACGCATAGGCATGTCAATCCCTAACGCGGCGATTGCAGCAGGGTACCCTCGTTCCCTGGTCGACAAACACACAAAAAACTTACCTATTCCTATAACCCCTACTGCCAGTGGTGGAGGGTTCTCGACGGACTTCTTCGCTCTGTTTGAGCAGAAACAGATGACAGACCTCAAGAAGGTAGAACATGCTGTGGCGGGAATGGACGCAATGAAGGTTGTCAGCCTCGAGACAGACGAAACGACGAAGAACGGGAAAAAGGTGTATATCCGGCAGGAGGTGCCAGATTGGACTGCCCGGCACAAATATTACGAGACAATGCTGAAACTGTGTAAACAGATGGAGAAGGGGTCGTCAAACAACAAGATCCTGGTTCTCGGCGCTGAGTTCGCAAACAAGCTCAAAGTGGCACGAGAGCGCTCGACGGAAGAGGTCAAGCAGCGGCTGGAGAAAGATATAGTAGTTGAGGCACATATAGCAACGACAGATGTGAAGGTAGAAGTCACAGAAGATCACAAGAAGGGCATGAGTTTGGAGGAATGCATGGATGCGGAGTACGCAGAGTAACAGGAGGGTAAGGGTAAGGCTATGGCTTGTTAATATATAATTTTTAGATTTATCAGGAGCCGTCCTACAGACAAAAACGAGGTGGAAGATGGAAATTTTAAACTTAGGAAGTAAAAGATTCACAGAAGTTATCGTACTTGATGGTAAAGGCGCCGGTGGCGCTAACCACGAATACGAGGTTAGAGGTACGGTTAAACAGAGGTTGCCATATAACCAGGAGGAAACTTTTCCTGTATTTGCAAAAGTCTCTTTTCAAAATGGCCCGGTTAAAGAAAACCCTGTAAATGGAGTTCATCAAGAGGATTTACTCAACATCGTTATCCACAGACTTCAGAGTTTTCAATCAGGCGATTTCAGATGCCGAGAAAATGCACTGGCGATCACGAAGATAGAGGAAGCACTGATGTGGCTTAATAAGAGAACGCAGACCCGGCAGGACAAGGGTATTGAAGGCAAAAGCATAAATCACGAATAACAATCAGGGCGGCTCCTGATAAGGAAAAATATGAGTATAGAGAAACAATGGCTGATAAATGATATAGCGAAATTTTCACTGGATCCGTATGGATTCGTCCTTTACGCATTCCCATGGGGAGAGAAGGGCGGGCCTTTAGAGAAACACGAAGGGCCAGACGTTTGGCAAGCCAAGGTATTGCGGGACATGAGCGTGCAGCTGCAGAAAGGCGCCATGACAACCGCAGACGTTATCAGGCTGGCAACGGCCGCAGGGAACGGGGTTGGAAAATCCGCGCTGGTTTCCTGGATCATTCTGTGGGCTATGTCGACTTTCGAAGATACTCGTGGCGTTGTGACAGCCAACACAGAGAACCAGCTCAGGACCAAGACTTGGGCAGAGCTTTCAAAGTGGCATCAGATGTGTATAGTCAAAGAGTGGTTTGTGGTTACGGCTACCGCCATGTACTCAAAGAACCCGGATCATGAGCGCACATGGCGAATTGACCAGATCCCTTGGAGCGAAAATAAGCCAGAAGCGTTTGCTGGACTGCATAATCAAGGGAAGAGAGTTATCCTCATATTTGATGAGGCGTCAGCAATCCCGGATATTATATGGGAAACCGCAGAAGGAGCGATGACAGATGAAGACACCCAGATTATATGGGCAACCTTTGGGAATCCAACTCGGAACTCAGGACGGTTCCATGCTTGTTTCAACTTTCTTAGACACAGATGGCGCAGTCGTCACGTCGATTCACGAACTTGCAAATTCACAAACAAAGTCCAAATCGCTAAATGGATCGAAGATTACGGAGAAGACTCTGACTTTGTCAGAATCCATGTTCGTGGTGTATTCCCCCACGCCTCGTCCCGTCAGTTCATTTCGGGCGATATCGTGGAGATGGCGCGTGGGAGGTTCCTGCGACCAGAGCAGTACAATTTTGCCCCTGTAGTGATCGGAGTGGATCCGGCATGGGAAGGTTGTGACTTTTTTGAAATTGTATTACGGCAAGGGCTCATGAGTAAAATTTTAGCTACATATCCAAAAAATGATGACGATGTTGAAATGGCTGGCCGGATTGCTTTGTTTGAAGACGAATATAAAGCTGATGCAGTATTTATCGATCTCGGTTATGGAACTGGTATTTACTCTGCCGGCAAGCAGATGGGGCGGAAGTGGACCCTGATCCCGTTTGGTGGTAAGAGCTCAGATGAAGGCTTCCTTAATAAGAGGGCTGATATGTGGAATAAGATGAAACAGTGGCTTGCTTCAGGCGGGTCAATTCCAAACGACCCAGCGATGTGCACAGATCTGACAGGTGTCGAATCTAGGATCGGTGAGCTGGGGCCTAACTGTGGAAAACTATATTTAGAGCCAAAAGAGAGCATGAGATCAAGAGGGCTTGGATCGCCAGGCAAAGGTGACGCCCTAGCAATTACTTTTGCACACCCAGTTAAATCTAAGATACAGCGCGGGTTTCAGGCACAGATGGATATTGCCCAGCCATATGACCCACTTTCACTAAATGTAAGACAGCCGGAAAGCCGGTTCGATCCATTAGCTTTAACACAAGGGAGATTAAACTGATGAAATTTAAAATGCTAAGAAACAATAGGGGCTGTTGGGGAGGCGGTGGAAAACGACCGGCACCTGTAGCTCCAGTTACTCCGGCACCAACGCCGCAGGCTATTGCTCCTTCTGAGGTTGAAGGTCAGGTTTCGGAAGATGAGCGCCGCAAAAAATTAACGCGGATGCGTAATGGACTTGCGTCAACGATTAAAACATCGGCGAAAGGTTTGACCGGCAGCGGATCTGATCTGCTCACTCAAACAATCTCTGGTAAAGATAAACTAGGGGCATAAACATGAAATCGAATTACACGACGAAAGATAGTTGTAAGAAGAGATTCGCTGACATTGAGAAGGAAGGTCAGAAGTGGATCCCTGCGTGGAAGGATCTCTCAAAGTTCCATGATCAGACTCGTGGCCGATTCGAGGGGGATCCACCAAACCGCGGGAAGATGATTGATCACAAGACCATTCTTGATGGCCATTCTACGCAGGCTAGTAATATACAGGCGAGCGGGCTCCAGAGTGGAATAACGTCTCCTTCGCGCCCTTGGTTCAAGGTCCGCGTGCCAGATGACGATATGATGAAGATTCAGTCTGTTGGTGTATGGTGTGACACAGTCACAAAGAGCATGTTGAGAATTTGCGCGCAGAGCAACGTGTACGCTACTTTTTACTCAATGTATAAAGAAATTGGAATCTTTGCTGTAGCGAACGCATTATTTGTTGAAGATGTCGATAAAGTTATCCGCGGCAAGGCGTTCACTTGTGGCGAATATTACTTGGGAATTGATGCTGCCGGTCGCGTTGATACGATGGGCAGGAAGTATCAGCTTCAGGTAAATCAGATGGTTTCAGCTTTTGGTCTTGAAAATTGTTCTCCAGCAGTGCGGACTCTTCATGAGCAGCAGAAGCATGATGAGTGGAGAACTGTTTATCACCTGATCGAGCCGAACACAAACAAACTTGAAGGATATGAAGATGAGCAGAACATGGCATATCGTTCTGTTTATTGGGAGATTGAAGCGGGAGACGACCTGTTAGCTTTCAGGGGATTCCACGAGAAACCTTTTATTTCTCCAAGATGGGATACCGTTACGACTGACACCATATATGGATATGGATCAGGTTGGAATTCCTTAGGGAACGCAAAGCAGCTCCAGAAAACACAACTGGATAAGCTCATTGCACAAGAGAAGAGCCATAACCCTCCGATGCAGAAGGATGGCTCAGTTGAAGGTCACGTTAACTTGTTGCCGGGTGGAGTCACAACGACAAGCTCCAGCCAACCGAACGCAGGCGTGCGTCCGGCTTACCAGATAAACGCAGATCTCAAATCGTTCTTGGAGCTTATCGATGCTTTACATACAGCAATTGATAAGGACTTTTTTGTTAACTTGTTCCTTATGATGGTTAATTTTGACAAATCTAACATGACGGCCACAGAGGTTGCGGAACGTCAACAGGAAAAAATAATGATGATGGGTCCTGTGTTAGAGAGGCTTCAGAATGAGATGTTGGATCCATTCCTTGATAGGTTGTTCAATATTATGGAGCGAAATTTGCTACTACCCGAACCACCTGAGGAAATGCAAGGAGTGCAGTTGGAGGTAGAATATGTCTCTATTCTTGCCCAGGCACAGAGAGCTGTTGGTGTTAACTCTATTAGCAGGGTTGTTGGCTTTGTTAACGCTGTTCTTCCGATAAAGGCTGACGCAGTAGATGTAATAGACATCGATGAAGCAATTCGAGAAGTCGCCAAGATGGAAGGAGTTCCAGCAAAGATTGTAAACGATATTCAAATAATTAATAAAATCCGTGAACAGCGAGCACAGGCACAGCAGATTAAAGATAATTTGGCTGCTGCGGAAACAATGAGTAAATCAGCAAAGAATGCGGCTGGAGCAAAAACAACAGAGCCCAGTGCTCTGACAGCTGCGATGGAGCAACAGAATGCCTGATAAGCTGACACAGACATCACAACAAAAGAAGGATTTGGACAAGGCGAAACGACGCGAACAAAGAGAAGACAACGATGTTAAGAAGCTGTTGACGTTCGTTGAGTTTCGGAGGTTTATATGGAGGTTGCTTACATTAACTGGAATGTACAAGACTTCGTTTACAGGCAACAGCACGACGTTTTTCAACGAAGGGTTGAGGAGTGTCGGGTTGAAGATTTTAGCTATGATAATGAGGGCTAGTCCAATGTCGTTCGCACAGATGCAGCAAGAGTTTTACAGCGAACGCACCAGCGAAGAAGCAGTTAAACAAAAAGAAGATTTAGAAAAGGAGATATTCTCATGAGTGAACCAGAAGAAACCGTTGTCACTAACCAAGAACCGACGGCAGAAAACGCAACACCAGAAGTAACCCCGGAAGCACCAGAGACTCCAGTGAATGAAGATCCTACACTGTTAGGCCCTGAGACTCCAGAAGAAGGCAGCTCCGAGACTCCAGAAGGAACGGAGAAACCCGAGGAGGCTGAGGAGCCGGAAGAAAAAGTAGTACCAGAAAAGTACGACATCAAGCTTGACGAAGGTCTTGAGCTTGACACAGAAACCCTCGACCTGTTTACCCCGATCTTTAAAGAATTGGGTATTACGAATGAGGGAGCACAGAAGTTAGTTGATTCATACGTTCCTTTGATCCAGAGCACCATTGACAAACAGCTTGAGAAGTCCCAGGAAGATTTTAAACAAATCGTAACTGGCTGGAAGAAGGAAACCATGGACAATCTAGGTGTGACTGCAAAGACAGACCTTGCTGCCTGTGGGCGTTGGATAAATAAGTTCGGGACTCCAGAGCTTAGAGTTATGATGCAAGAAACTGGAGTTGGAAACCACATAGAGCTTGTAAAGGCTATGGTGAAAGCTGGTAAATCAATAAGTGAAGATCCGTTGGTAGATCCGAATACTCCCGCGCATGAACTTGGTGGGGGGACTAAGCTCTATCCTTCGATGAAACAATAAACATTATTTTTAAGTAAGAAAGGAGCATTACTATGGCTGCTTTAACATCAGGTTGGCCGACTCTGATAGACATTTCCAAATCGTTAGATCCTGACGGAAGTGTAGCAGAAGTCGCAGAAGTTCTTCAGGAGTCAAATGAGATGCTTGACGATATTCCATGGTATGAGGGAAACCTCCCCACAGGACATCAGTCCAGCATTCGCACGTCATTACCAGCACCTAAGTTCCGTCTTTTGAACGCAGGTGTTATTCCGGCTAAAACCACACGAGGCCAGATCGTTGACCCTTGTGCGATTTTAGAAAACAGAAACCACATTGACGTTGATGTTGCTATGATGAATGGCAACACAGCTGAATTCCGTAAATCGGAAGATGCTGGTTTTATTGAAGGTTTTAACCAGACGTTGATGGACACGATCATCTATGGTGACGTATCTGCTAATCCAGAGCAGTTCAATGGCTTAGATTCAAGATACTACTCACTTACGGGTGAGACAACATCAGCTCAGGTTATTTCTGCTGGTGGTGGTACGACTAACAACACCTCTATCTGGCTTGTTGGTTGGGGCCCGAAAAAGGTTTTCTGTACTTATCCTAAGGGAAGCAAGGCTGGTCTTCAGTTTGAAGACATGGGTATTGAGAATGTTATCACCGATAGCTCCACTGGTGCTACGATGCGTGCTTACATTTCTTGGTTCCAATGGAAAGCTGGTCTAGTTGTACAGGATTATCGATATGTTGTTCGTATCGGTAATATCAATAGCACTCAGTTACTAACTGCGTCTGATGCAACAGATACCTCCTCAAACATCATTAAGTTGATGGTTCGAGCTTTAGGTCTTCTGCCAAATCAGTCTGGGATCAGACCTGTCTTTTACTGCAACAAGGAAGTTCAGTCCATGTTGTCAGTGAAGATGTTGGACAAGGGTAATGTTTTCATGAGCATGAACGAAATTAAGAACACACCTGTGTTCCGTCCTAATACGACACTTTCGTTCCAGGGAGTTCCAGTTCGACGTTGTGATGCGATCCTAAACACCGAAGGGGTGTTGGCGTAAAATAGTATAAATTAGTTTTTAATGATGAACTCGAAAGGAGTTTGACATGATTCTTGATGCTTTTTTAAAAATGTCCGATGCCTTAACTGTCGGATCGAGCACAGCGTCTGTTGTTTCAACTAGCTATATTGACACTCTTGCAAAAGGTGACGATTATGCTGGATGTTTCTTGCTGTCTCATGCAGTAACAGCTGTTCTTTCTGGAACAGCTTCAGCAACGGTTGAATTTAGGCTGGCTCATTCTGATAGTACAGCAGCGACATCGTTTGTCACGCTAATTAGTTCTGGCTTGGTAGATGATGCTTTGGTTATTGCTAATTATCAGAGCAAGCTTCGTATTCCTCCGGGAACGCTAAGATACCTCAGGGGTGAAGTTCGAACCTCTCAGGTAACGACTAGCGGAACGGTCACACAATACATTGTAAAAGATGTTGACGTGAACGCTCAAATGCTTGCGTAAAAAAATAGGGAGTAGTAATCAATGAAAACATACATAGTAATAGCAGATACAGTTAGGCAACCCTTTGATCCGAGGATGTTCCGAAAAGGTGAAGTCATTGAGCTAGATGACAAGATTAAACCAGGCGGATGCTTCAAGCTTCAGGAGTCTAGCGCTCCAGAGAAAGAAGAGAAGGATCCTAGTGAAGGAGTCAACTCTTTGTCTGGATTACAGAAAAAGCAAAAAGATGATTCTGATCCTAAGTCTGGGTTTGCCAAAAAGGAAGAGCCGAAGAAAGAAGAGAAGTCTAAAAAGTCTGCTAAAACTAAGTAAATTTTTTGGGAGGGACTAATCCTCCCTCCCCAATATTTAAGGAGCCGATATGAGTTCATCCGTTGATATCAGTAATATGGCCTTAGCACATCTTGGCATGAAAGCTATTGATAGTCTTGCGGAAGGAAGCCCTTCTTCTATCGCATGCACAACTTTTTTTGAGCCTTCAAGAGACTCAGTTCTTCGTGGGGCAAAGTGGCCGTTCGCTACGGTTAGCGAAGCTCTTGTTCTTGTTGATGTAGAAATTACAGGGTGGGATTATATTTATCTTTATCCTGTGAACGCAGCTGCTGTTTGGGACGTCTACGACGAATCGACAACAGAAGAAAAGTCTAAGCAGGAGTTTGAGGTTAAGTATGATCCGAATACAAATAAGAATGTCATCTGTTCTAATCTAGAGGACGCTCTCGTTGACTACTCTTATAAGGTAGCTGATTCAAGCATCTTTGATCCAAAATTTGTTATGGCACAATCTTATTATATGGCAGCTGCCATGGCGCACACCTTAACGGGAAGTGCAGAGATCGGAGTGAACTTGATGAACATTTATATAGCCCTTGAATCGGAAGCAAAGAGAGTCAACAGTGCCGAGAAGGTTAAAAAGCCAAAACAAACTTCTTCATACCAAGACAGTAGGGGGTAAAATTTGGGTTTCATGGCAAAAATACAACCGTCTTTTTCTTCAGGTGAGCTAAGTCCCTACCTCTATAGTAGGGTTGACTTGGCAAGGTATCAGACTGGGCTTAAGACCTTAAAGAATTTTTACGTTCATCCTCACGGGGGCGCAAGCAACCGGCAAGGCACAAAGCATGTTGCTGAGGCAAAAGATTCTAATACAGCTTCAAGGCTTGTTAAGTTCGTATTTTCTACGACGCAAGCATACCAGCTTGAGTTTGGTGACGAATATGTTCGTTTTTATAAAGACCATGGCCAGATTGCCATTACGGATCCAGACGCATGGGCAACTCCAGTGGTGTATGTTGTTGGAAATTTCGTTGTAGAGAGCGCGACAAATTATTATTGTATTGTAGCGCACACGTCAACCGGGACATTCGCAGATGACCTTGCTGCTGGGAAGTGGGTAGCCCAGGACGAATACGAAGTGCCAACTCCTTATGCAGCCGCAGATCTTGCGGATCTGAAATTTGAGAGATCCGCTGATGTTATATATATATTTCGTGGGGATTATTTAACTCAGACGTTAAGCAGATATGCTGATGATGATTGGCGATTAGCTGATTATGACCCAGACGACGGACCTTTTATGGCTGAGAATGTTATTGTCGGAACGACAATGACAGCTTCTGGAACGACTGGGGCCATTACGCTGGTTACGGGTGCAGCAGTTTTTGACGCAGATCACGTTGGAGCATTATTTAAGTTAACACATTATATCCCAGGTCAGGTTGTCACGACAGCTTGTACTGGAACCACAAATGGTACTTCGATCAGTTGTTTTACGACGTGGAGACTTATTACTCATGGAACGTGGACAGGAAAGATCCGGGTAGAGAAATCAACGGACGGAGGATCTGTCTGGACGCCTTTAAGAGATTTTTCGAGCGAAGATGATTTTAACGTCAATACGTTTGGGACAGAAGACATTGAAACGAATTCAGTTCCATTTCTTGTGCGGATTGTATGTTACGCTCATTCAAGTGGGACAGCCAATGTTGACCTGACAACAGATGCGTTTTATCAACCTGGAATAGCCAGGATTCTTACGGTCACAAATGCTACTGCGGCCACAGCTACTGTTCTCACAACTTTTGGTTCTACGGCCGCGACAGTTTCATGGTCTGAGGGAGCCTGGTCAACTTACAGAGGGTTTCCCTCTGAGGGAGCCTTTCATCAGGACAGGCTTTGTACAGCGGCAACACCGACAGAGCCTATGAACATATGGATGACCCAGACGGGGCAGTACACGAAATATGGTGTTCACTCAAGCTTGTTGTCCACTGATGCTATAAATATTAAACTTTTGGCTAGGCAGCTTAATGCTGTTAATGGCCTTGTTGCCTTAGGAGATCTTATCTCTCTGACGTCTGCTTCTGAATGGAGAGTCGGGGCAGATAAAACAACCTTAACGCCTGATGTGGTATTCGCAAAGGCGCAGGGATATCGGGGTTCCAGCGGGGTTTCTCCGATAATTATTGGGAACCAAATTGTATATGTGCAGGCTAATGGAACCGTCATTCGAAATTTTGGCTACGATTATTCTATTGATTCTTATACTGGTGTTGACTTAAGAATTCTTTCAGAACATCTGTTCACTAATTACGACATCATCGACATGGATTATCAGCAGGATCCAGATAGTCTTGTTTGGTGCGTTCGTGATGACGGAGTTCTTCTGTCTATGACATATATGCAGGAGCAGGAAGTTATCGCTTGGTCCCAGCATGAAACTGACGGATTGGTAGAATCCATATCTGTGATCCCTCAGGACGGCTATGACGAGCTTTGGATGATTGTAAATAGAGACGGAACGCGTTTTATTGAGTATATGGTCCAGCGCATGCCAACAACAGACATGTATGATCAGTATTTCGTTGACTGTGGGATTACTTATGACGTCCCGGTTACGATAACTGGAATAACAGCAGCAGCGCCAATGGTTGTTACTGCAGCTGGCCACGGATTCTCTGATGGTGACCTGGTTGATATCTCTGATGTTGTGGGAATGACAGAAGTCAACAAGGTCAGATTTACCGTAGCCAATAAGGACACAAATACTTTTGAATTGCTGGACGATGAAGGTGACGCAGTGAGCGGAGCTGCTTATACGGCGTATGCTTCTGGTGGAAAGGTAAGAAAAACTTATACGACCTTTGCTGGATATGACCATTTAGAAGGCAAAGACGTTGCTATTTTAGGCAACGGAGAAGTTTACCCTCAGCAGACTGTGACAGGCGGGGAGATTACTATCTCGCGCGCGTGCTCACGCATGCAGGTGGGCCTTCCTTATAATTGCGACTTCGAGACATTAAATGTTGAGCTTGGCCTTAAGAGCGGAACCTCTCAAGGCAAGCCTATGAAGATTTCAAACGTGACGTTCAGATTAATTAAAACTCGCGGGGGATGGCTAGGACCAGACTTTGATAATCTGCACGAAGGGTTTATTCCTGCTAGAGTTGGTCTTGGAACGGCTCCAGTGCTTTACACTGGCGATGTGAGAGAGCAGCTTGGCGCAGGGTTTGAAGATGGCGGTCGAATAGCTTACAGGCAAGTGGATCCGCTTCCAGTTTCAATAATTGCAGTTATCCCAGAGGTTACAGTATATAGATGATAGATTACGACGACGGAACAATCAAAGTAAGGAAATCAATTAAATCTGATGTTAAGCATATTGCAGATAATATGCGCGAGTCTGATCGTGCAGAAATTTGGGCGAGCAATCATTTACTTCCGTTCGATGCCATTAGCACTGGATTGGAAAACTCAGTATTTTGCAGGACGATCGTAAATGGCCATCCGATTGCTATGTTTGGGATTTGCCCTCATAGCATTGTTGGCGTAAGCGCGAATATTTGGTTGCTAGGAACGCCTGATATCGACAAGATTAAAACAGTATTTCTACGACATTGCGAAGAATACGTTGAAGTGATGCTAGAGTATTATGGACACTTAAGCAATTATGTTGATGTAAGAAATGAAAAAAGCATTCGATGGTTAAAATTTTTAGGGGCAGAGTTCAAAGATCCAGAGCCCTTTGGTCCAGAAGGTTTAATGTTCCAACACTTCTCATTTACTAAGGAAAAATAATATGTGTGAACCAACCTCAATCTTTATGGCAGTAACAGCGGTGGCCGGTGGAATGAAGGCTTATGGCCAGTATAAAGAGGGCGCTGCTACAAACAAATATATGAAGACTGTTGCTGGGATTCAGAACGAGCAGGGAGAGATCGCCCTGAAGCGTGGAGAGAAACAGTCTGAGCTTATCCAGGACGCAGCTAAGTTCCAGGGGAAGCAACAGAAAACGGAAGCAGCACAGGTAGCGTCAGCCCAGCGCGCTACTATGGTAGCCAATGGAATTTCTCTTGATTCTGTGACAGCTCAGGATTTGGCTACTGAGACGATCAGCAACGCTCGTCTTGATGAATTAGTGATTAGATATAACGCTGACGTAAGCTCTTGGAACACGTCAGAGGACGCTAAATTTAAAAAGTGGTCCTTCGACACGCAAGCTTACCAGTCGAGAAATATTGGAGTGAATGCCAAAGCTTCCGGGAAGCGTCAAGCTTTTACAACCCTATTAAGCACAGCAGCCTCTATCGCTGGAGGAGCAATAATCGGCAAAGCCCTAACAGCGTCTAAGGCTACGGCTGTTACTGGCGGCGGAGGTGGCGGAGGTGGCGGAGGTGGGCTTCTTGGAAGTCAAGGCCCGCATAGAACAACCAGCTTCTTAGTAAGATAAGGAAAAAATATGAGAGTCCCTAGATACGAGCAGAAAGTAAAATCTTTAGCGGTCCCAAATGTAGCCCAGAGGAACATACCAATTCCAGACTCTTCCACTGCTGGCAATATCTCTAAGGCTAGAGATTTTCAGGACCTTGCTGTTGCTGTTGGAAAAGCTGGCGGTCACATTATTGAGCGCGTAAGACAGCGCCAGAAAATAGATTTCCAGCAACAAGCGTCTGATCTAAAGACTGACTGGAGTCAGAAACTTAACGATAAGCTTTTTAGCACTGAGACAGAGGTTTACGAGGGACCAGACGGAGAGCAAGCAGAGCGTCCTGTTGGGGTTATGAACTGGAAGGGAAATAATGCTGTAGGCGCGTGGGAAGAGTTTGAACGATACTCAGTAGAGCTTGCTCCGAGCTATGTTAATCAAATCCAAGATGCAGAATATCAGAAAATATTTGCTGGTGACCTTGAACAGGTTAAGTCCACGAAGTCCGGGAATGTTTTGAAGCATGAATCAAACGAGTGGAACGCTGCAAAAACAGACTCTTTTGAAGCCGCTGTCACGCAATCGATAAATGACGGAAATATTGAGGCGGGGGATAAGGCGTCAATGGATCTTGCTAATTTCCAGGGTATCGATCCCAAGGAAAAGATTAAGCAAACGAGGGCTAGTATTGTCCGTAATACGGCAATGGCACAGCTTGAAGTAAGCCCAGACGATACTGGGGTGACTGCATACCTTGATGCTGTTGATAAGGCAAAGATTTTAGATCCTGAAGATTCCCAGAAGATCAGGAAATCTGTGAGAACTGCGTCAAATGCTATTAAGAAAGAGCGTAAGGCGCAGAAAGTGACTTTGCAGACGAGCAATCTGGTTAACTTGGTTGAAGGGATCCTTAAAAACGAGACTGGTCCGTTGAATTCTGATGATATTGCATTGATGGGGTTGAACGGAGACCTTCCTAAGGGAGCTGCAGAAGCTGCACAGCAATTTGTTGATCTGAAATATGTTAAAGGAGACGAACTTGATACTCTCGGGCTTGAAGAGCACACTGTTACTCATATTCAAGCAATTCTTGCTGCATCTGACCCAGAAGACACGGGCGCGGCAATTACAGCGATCATGGGAGATAAGAAATATTCTAGTGAAGAAGGCCGGAAGCGTGCGGTTGTTATGCTACAGTCAGCTACAGATTTAGCCAAGACTTCTGACGCTCGATCAGTTGCTAAAGATTCCATAGATACAATCGTTGCATTCCAGGAACAGCGTGGCCTTAAGAAGGGCGAGGCTATGATTGATTTTATGAAGTTGATCTCTGGCGGAATGTCTCCTCAGAATGCTACTGAGCAAGTTATAGAGCGACAGTCAATTCAGCAGATGAGTAGCAGAGAAAAAGAATTTGTTTTAGGTAAGGAAATTGTTGATGCTATGCTGGCTGTTCCTATGGAGCTGCCAACAATTCAGCAAGCTTTTGCAGATAATGGCTACAGTGAGAAGATCGGGAAATCGATCTTCCAATACGCGCTTAAGAGCGGCGCTGATGTTGAAGCAGCTGCACAGCTATCTGAGCAGGTTATTTCAAGCACTCATGGCGCTAAGAACCGGGTTGAGTTTCTTCAGACGCTTACGGAGTCTTTGAATAAGGCCATCCCTGAGTTAAAATTTAATACAAACATCCCAGAGAAGCTTCAGGAGGTCTTGAGAAGCCATCAGCTGATCCAGTTTATTTCAGAGGATACGTCTCCTGAGATGGAAGAGATCCGAGCAAAAAATCCCTTAGCCTACGCTGGCCTGACTGTTCTTCAGGAAGCTGGCGCGGCTGGGGCGTCCTTGCTCAATGGTATTCTCATTGGTTTGCCAGGACAGCTTTTAAAGCAGTCTGGAATTGACATGCCAAAGGCACCGTCAGTTCCCGGAGAGATTCTTCAAGGTATTGGAGAGCTTTATGGATTTGTAAAAGGTGGAGCTGGTATTGCAGCCAAGTATACTGTTGGGGCTGCAACAAAGTCGGCTCTTTTTGCGAGAGGTGTTGCTAAGGCCAGCGCATCTGGAAAAGCAGCAGCTGTGGCGGCTACTATTGCTTTCCACACTGCAAGGTCAGCTGCAACTCTCTCTGTAATGAGCGCTGTCCAGACTCCAGAAACTGGGATAGGTGATTGGAGGGCTAGAGTGGAACAAGCAAAAGGTGGAGCTGGGACAGGTACTTGGTTTGGTGTGATCGGAACGATCTCTTCCAGGAAATATCCTGTTCTCACAACAGCTATTCGAATGGCAGCTTCTTCTCTTGTTACCTGGGTTCCTTCTTACCAGGCGGGCGAGAGTGTGACGAAGCAGGCCTACCAGGTTGCCCTAGGTGTCTATTTTGGACAACATGGCATTGATTATAAGGAAGTTGCTAAAATCAAGGCTGAGACTGATCGTCTGGCTAAAGAGACAAAGAACCCGGAAGGCAAGAAAGCCTTAGAAGAGACTTCTGACGTATTGGGAGAGCTGAACCAAAAGAATATTAAGGAAGTTGATGTTTTGCTTAAAGAGCAGCAAGCCGCTAAGGTGAAAGCTGAAACTCAGCGTGATGCGTTGATCAAGTCTAAAGAAAAGCCAGGTGAAAAGGCTGGAGCTAAAAAGGGCCTTACTTCTCAAGAAGCACAAAAAGAGCTTTCGATTGATGCTGAAGGAAATCCTGTTGGCGAAGGGAAGATTAGAGTAAAGTCAAGCAGCGGGAAGATTGGTCAGGAAAGTAACCAGACGGGCCTTGAGGGCGTGCAGAAAGAAACCATTGCTGAGATAAAATCTCTTCAGAAAGATTTCGGGGGAGAAGTCAGCATAACTGGTCTTACTGAGAAAGGTCATATCATCGGAGACAAGTCTCACGGTTCCGGGCACAAGTTTGACGCTGGGTTCAAGAGCAATCCTAAGCTAACGAAGTGGATTAAGAAAACCTTTGAAAAAGTTGAGGCAAGAGGGGACGGTTCTGTTGGATATAAAAATCCAAAGACTGGAACAATTTATTATGCTGAAAGGAACAATCACTGGGACGTTGTTGTTGATCCCGCGCCAAAGGCGAGCTCTGCGGCTACAGTGCCAGAGGTCCCGACTAAGAATGTAACGAAAAAGGGAGTTGTTGAAGTCCCGGATGCACCTGAGGACACCTCTCTTATCGGGCGGTATAAAAAGCTAAGAAAAGAGATTTCTGACCGCAGGAAAAATTCCGTATCTTTTGGCGGAGACAAGACGTATATTGACAAGCAAGTCAAAGGCATGGGCATGGAAACTTCGGCTGTTGTTCGTAAGCTTGAAGGAAAGCCCACAGTGACAGAAATTAGAAACGAGGTAACTCGTCTTGACAAAAACTATGCTGGCAAAAAGGTTACTACTCCAGATGGAGAGGGAATAATCGTAGGAAAGCCAGCTTTTGGTAAGTTTAAAGTGAACGTAAAGGGTGTTGAAAAAAGCTATACGTCTGAGGATATAACCTCTAAGCCCGCTACAGGTCAACAGGCGATTGAGTCTTTAAGAAAGCAAGCTCAGGCTGATGCTGAACTTACAATTAAGAATTTCTCTAAGCCAGAGAAAACAAATACTATCGTTTCGGATGGCAAGGAATATCGAAGAGTTGGGGATAGGATTGTAGAAAACAAAAATATTGGGCAGTGGGAATTAAAGTATAAGGGAGAATGGAAACCAGTTAAAAATCTTCAAATAAGTGCTAGTCTTGAGGCTAAAAGAGAAGCTTCAGCTACCCCGGAAAAGAAGTTCGGATCCGAAAACAAGGTTTTTACTCAAGATAAACTAGAGCAGGCTCGCAAGAATTTAAAAGATAAGCTGGGTGGCCTCCACTCGGGAATTGACCCTACGGCGATAAAGGACCTCGCCACTGTCGGAGGGTATTATTTTGAGGGCGGGGTAAGAGAATTTCCGGCTTGGTCAGCTAAAATGACAAGCGAGTTTGGTGATAAAATTAAACCACATCTAAAAGAAATCTGGGGACAATCCCAGGGCGGAGAGCCTAAAGTTGAGTCCACACCCCCTAAGCTTGAAGAACAGAAGAGAGGGCCTGGAAGAAAAACGAGCGAGTTGGCGAAATCTGTTACAGAAGATGCAATCCAACGCGGTCTTATTAAAGACGCAGCGGATCTTCCGACACATGCCGTTCGGCCGATCACAAAACAGATTGCTTCCGACGTTCAAAGGTTTATTAGCGCTGACCCAGCACTAGCTAAGAAGATCGCCTTGGGTGGCCGAAGCCTTGAACGCTTAGCTCCTGGTGGCCTACGATCAGAGGAAATTTATACTGGCGTAAGGCTCAGAGCTATGCTCGAGGGCGATATTCAGACGATCCACGATCTTTCTCATTCAAAGTCGAGGGTATTGGCTGAGGTTACAGAGTCTGCTCAACGTATTAAGGCAACGGATCCAGGCTATGCAGAAGATCCAGTTGGTGCTATTAGAGAGGTTTCTAAGATTAGGGAAACGGTTGCTACAAAGAAACTTAAGACAGGTAAAACAGTCGAAACAACTAAAAGAAAAGAAGTTGAATCGATTAAGAAAGAAATCAAAAAATCGCGTCCAAAAGCAAAAGATTGGAACGATTTCATAGAAAACTTGAGGTGTTGATATGGCATGGTGCATCCCCGGACAATTTGTTGACGCTTTCAAACAAAAGCTCATTTCTGGCGAAATAACTCCAGACAAGCTTACGGACATGACTTCTAAGGAGCGGAGAACCTACCTAGAGGGCATTATAGGCAAGGAAAACGCTGAGAGAGCGAATGTCCTGTTTGAAAAGAAACTTCTTCTAAAGAACCAGCAGCGTGGCATCATAACCTGGGCTGAGACGCTTGCAGGGCTACGTCCAGCGGCGAAGAAAGATATTATTTCAAAGGTAAATCGTATGGAAGAGGTCTTGAACCCAGAAACGCAAGACGCTTTTCTGGCTGATCTAGCGGCTCAGAAGCTTGGGTTTGGTGTGACTATGGAAGAAGCGGGGAATATTTCTACAATGGCTAAAGATGTATTTGAGAAGAACCAAAAAGCTGACGCTGGAGAGATCCCTCACCTTGAGGCAGCTAGAGCTAAGGTTTCGTTTGATAATTATGTTGCTGATCTGAAATCCTCTTCTGGTGCAAAAACATTTAAAGAATATTTTGATCCAAAAAATTCTGGAGAACTCGCTGTGCAAGGCGCTGGTGTTGCGAAGACGCTTAAAGCTTCTCTTGATAATAGTGTAATTGGCCGACAAGGGCTGAAAGCTCTGTTCACGCACCCGGATATCTGGGCCAAGAATTCTCTAAAGAGTTTTGGCGATATCATTAAGTCGTTTGGCGGGAAAGAGGTCTTAAACGAGGTCCAGGCTGAGATCTACGCAAGAGAGAATTTCCGTAATGGAAGATATAAGAATGAAAAGCTTGATATCAATTCTGGTGAAGAATCCATTGCTTCTCATGCCCCAACTCACATTCCTATCCTCGGGAGAGCATTTAAGGCTTCTGAGGCGGCATTTACAGCGTGGCAGTACCGCACGCGAGCAGACGTGTTCGATCGCCTGGACTCTTCAATAAGAAGAGCTGGCGGGGACACCCAGGGCCTTGGCGAGCTGGTGAATTCTCTTACTGGCCGCGGTAGTTTAAACGTCAAAGGAGTTGGAAATTTTGAGGGAGTATCTAAATTTACGAACAATGTTCTTTTTTCTCCAAGATTGCTAAGGAGCAATATTGATGCATTGACAGGACACGCCTTGTCTAGAGACATGAGCCCAGCTGTAAGGAAACAAGCGGCATTAAACACCATTAAAATGATCACTGGGATGGCTTCTGTTCTTAAAATTGCTGATTTGTTCGATAAAGATGCTGTTGAGTGGGATCCTACTAGTGCTAATTTTGGTAAAATCCGGGTTGGTGACACAAGGTTCGACGTCTCTGGCGGTATGGCTAGTGTAGCTGTTCTTGCAGCCAGATTAGCTACCTGGAGCTCAAAGAGTAGCACAACTGGAATTAAGTCTAAGCTGAACACTGGCGAGTTCGGGTCTTTAACGACAGAAGACGTTGTCCAGAACTTCTTGAGAAACAAGTTGTCCCCGGCAGCCAGCGTAATCAGTGATTTGTCTCGCGGGAAGACATTTTCTGGAGAAAAGGTTGGCTTTAGCCTTACAGATGCAGACCAAAACATTAAAACCTTAAAGCTAGAAGGTGTTAATCTGTTAGCGCCACTTCCAATTACAAATTATCTTGAGCTTAGGGATAACCCTAATTCAGCAAATCATCTTGTAGCCATTCTTGCTGATCAACTAGGTATCGGAACCAACACATACCGGGCAGAATCTGACTGGGACCAAAACACTGGCGCAGAGCTTACTCAATTTAAAGATAAAGTTGGTAAGGAATCGTTTGAGGCAGCGAACAAAGAATTTAATGACGAAGTCAACGAATGGCTTCTTGCAGCATTTAAGAATGAGAAGTGGGAAGCGCTTTCGGAAGAAGACAAGAAGAAAGTTCTTACGAGAGAGAAGGCGTCTATTAAAAAGAAAATATTCAAAAAGCATAGGTTTTATCCTAAGAAAAAGTCAAGCAATTTACCTAAAATTTAAAGGGGAATATCATGACAGTAGCAAGCGCCTCAAATAAAGATACCTATCTTGGTGACGGATCTACAACAACTTGGCCGATTACGTTTGATGTTGGTGGTATTCTCGCGGCAGAAATTAAGGTTTACCTCACAAATATATCTACGGGAGTCAGTACGCTAGTCACCTCAGACTATACCGTCGACCTCACAAGCCTTGAAGTTGAATATCCTCTCGTTGCGGATCCTCCTACGAGTTCTTACAAAGTTATTCTTTTGCGTGAGCTTGAGGCAACTCAAGAAGTTGATTACAAGAACCAGGGGACCATCCCAGCAGAAACTATTGAAGCAAGTTTAGATCGCCAGGCAATGTTAGTTGCCCAGCTACAGGGACAAATTGAACGCTGTGTTATTGCTGACGTTTCTGCCGACGACTCACCAATTAATGAATTGACCGCTCAGGTTATCGCAAGCGCTGCTGCTGCTGCTGCAAGCGCTGCTGCTGCCCTTATTTCTGAAGGTGCTGCATCTGATTCTGAAGACGCTGCTGCTGTCTCAGAAACGAACGCTGCTGCCTCTGCCGCTACGGCTGTTGCTGCTGCTGCAGAAGGCCTCTACGGATCTGTTGTCGCTCTTGACTTCTCTGATAGCCCTTACACTCCTTCGATCGGACAGGAAGGGCACCTGTTTACGATAGACACGTCTGGCGGGGATTTCGTTGTAAATCTATCTGCTCTTTCGGTATATGGGGAAGATAACAAATACGCGTTCGTTAAAGATACTGCTGACGCTAACACAATTACAATTAACCGCGGTGGATCTGATACGATTAATGGTGGTGTATCCGCAGTAATTGACACACAATATATCACGACAGTTATTATTGGAGATCTCTCTGAGACTTCTTGGACCACAGCGGACCAGGGCGTTAACTGGTCTGACGTTGATATTGACGGTGGAAATATCAACGATACGACTATTACAGATTGTACGATCGTAGATCCTACGATCACTGGGTATGCGACCAGGACGTTGGTGTGGTATATTCCATTCCCGGAGGTGGGCGCGAACGCAAGCGCTAAAATTAGGGTTCCGTTTGACGGGACCATTGTGAGGTCCCAGGCGTATGTCAATACCGCCCCTACGGGCGCGAGCTTGATCGTTGACATAAACCAGAATGGATCCACAATTGGAGCTTCTAAGCTGACCATTGCTGCATCTGGCACAGCTGACGATGAAGATACGTTCTCTGGAGGAACAGAGGTTGAAGAGGGCGATTACTTTACGGTCGATGTTGACCAGATCGGCAGCACTATCGCCGGTGAAGGTCTTTGTGTAATGCTTGATATTGAAATCTAGGAGGAGCAGTGGCAAGAAACGTCGTACCATTACCAGCAACGTCGCATTCGACGTCAAGATATTCTCAGCGGACGCAAGGAAATTTTGGGGCTGTTGACGATGTTTATGATGAAGACGACGCCTCTTTTTTTGGCGTATCGAGTGATGCAAACGGCGGAGGAACGGAACAAAATAGCTGCTATGTGACATCTGAACATACCTGGACCGGCGGGATTAAGATCGACTCTTGTAGGGTAAAAATGTTCTGTGAAAATTATTCGTGGGGAGATTACGCTAATAGAGGCACAAACCCCATGCGATACCAGTATATCCAGCTTAAAGTTAACGGAAGCTGGACAACGGTTTGGAGTTATACGGTAGGGTCCTCAGCTGATAGCCCGCAGCCGAACGGAACAAAAAGCACTGATCAGACAGTATCAACGGGCTGGGAGAATGTTACCGGGATTAGAGCTCATTGCTACGCAGCTTCATACGCGTACGAAGGGGATAGACATAGTAAGGTTTGGGCTTATATTTACGAAATTGAAGCATGGTCACCAACAGGTGGATTTGTTCACCTTATCTAGGAGAAGACATGGGGAACGATAAAGATAAAGGAATAGGTACAGTAAAAGATAAAGCGACCAAAGAAAAAGAGAAAAAAGAAAAAGATGCCATTAAGGCTAAAGCTACAGTAAAAGCTATAGCTAAAGCTATCAGCAAGAAGGTCAAGGGTATTGGCAACAAGGAAAACGAGCTCTCTGAGCGTGAAGCTGAAGTTGTTGAGCGCGAGAGACGCGTTGCATATAGAGAACAAAAAGTAACCGAACGAGAACAAGCAATCTACGGAAAAAAACGACATGATACTACCTACTTTTAAAGAAGGCGCGTTGCCTAGAAGAAAGAAACCCGGAGTAGATCTTCTGCCAGAAGATTCTATGCTTCCAGTAGAAGAATATGGAATACATAATTCAACTCCGCCTTCTTTAGCTGACGGTGATGTGACACCTCGCCAGGTTGACGATCTCGGTAATTCAAAAGTTGCAATTGGGGATCCCGCGCAGCTAGCTGAACTTGCTAACGGATCTAAGGTTGCCGTCGCAAATGCAAGCACGGCTGTTTCTGCACTGGCAACCTCAACAACTGTTTTAGCTGCTAATACTGACAGGAAATCTGCTATGATTATTAACGACAGCGATGAAGTTGTCTACCTTAAATACGGATCAGGAGCTACTCTTAATAGTGGAATAAGACTGAATGAGCTAGGAGGATCGATCGTAGAAACAATTTATATTGGAATTATTACAGCAATATGCGTTACTGGATCTAAAAACCTTACGGTGACAGAATTATGACAATGATATTTAACCCAGCTAGATGTTTGCCATACGTCGGACCCGCAGGTGCAGTTATGACCCGGGTTGGGAACGTGGTAACTCTTTCAATTGACGGGCAGGACATCATGAGCTGGACTAAGATTTCAGAGACTATGCAGGATATGGCCGGAGACGATATGCAGGGTATGGACGGCGTAGATATTGAGGGGATGAATTAATGGTGCTTAAAGGAAGCGTTAAATCAAACAATTTAGATGTGCTTGGATATTTAACCGTAGCTGGTTCTTTCTTCCCAAAACAAGTTGACGACGGGGCTATGGATGCTACCGATGGGACAGAGGGCGAAATAGTATATAATCAAAACGATAATAAATTTTATGGTTGTACTGCAACTGGTACACCAGCGACATGGGCAGCTCTTAACTAAGGAGATTTAAAATGAGAAAAGTTCTAATAACACTATCAATCTTGGCTCTGTTATGTGCTCCGTCTTTTGCTGCCAATGTTATGAGTTACGGAACCATAACGCCTGTTCCGGCTGATGATTACTTGTATGTAATCGATAACGGAACGACTGACGGTAAGGCAACCATCAGCAGCATGATTACCCAGAGTGAAACGCTGATAGAGAGTTTACTAGAGTTACAATCCTTGCAGGGAGCAATTACAGATGGACAGGTTCCGGACAATATTACCATAACAGAGTCGGACCCACTTGTTGACACTGCTGCTGAAATACTAGCTATTATGGACGACACAGCCTTAGACTTTGGGACAGGTGTTTTAACTGCAACCGGGTTTTCCGGACCACTAACAGGTGCAGTTACAGGGAACGCTTCCACAGCTTCAGCCCTAGCAGCAAATGGCGGTAATTGTGGTACTGCTACACATTTTGCGGTTGGTGTAAACGCTGCTGGAGTTGCTGAGTGTGAAGCCATAGCAGACGCAGATGTTCCTGACGATATTACAATTACAGAAACAGATCCTAATGCTTTACTGACAGCAGGAACAAACAATGTAAACGACACGCATATAGATTGGGGAGTGGGAGCCAATCAGGTAAGCAGAGCAGACTTACCCGCTAAGCAACAAGTTTTAAATGTTTGCAAGTCGGGGTGTGCCTACTCTGTTATACAAACTGCTATTGATGCTATTGGTGATAATGCAGTTGGGAAACCTTATGTAGTTAAGATATATCCTGGAACATACGCAGAAACGATTACAATGGAAGATTTTGTTTCCCTTGATGGTGAAGGTAGGAGAGATTCTATTGTTATTGATGGTTCTGTTACTTTCGCTGCTGTTGATAGCGACCAAGCCTCAATTAAGGATTTATCTATAATAGAAACGACCGCAACAGATGGCTTTGCTTTAGTAACAATACCTGCCAATACAGGCGATAGGCATATAGACCATGTTTTCTTATCTCTTACAGATACAACGAATGGTGATGCAGGAAATCTAGTTGACCTTAATGGTGGGGATTTAACAATAAAGCGTTCGGACTTCTTTTATAATTATGATGGTACAGCAGCAGGTAATAACCCACAGTATGTTGTAGATATTACAGGAACATCAAGTTACGACATATACGATTGTCAATTTGATGTTGATGTAGCTGATGAAGATGACAATACTGTTGTAATTAATGAGGCTGCGGCAGGTACGGCAGCGGAAAGCTTTATTCATAATAATATAATTCACATGAATTTAAGTCATGGTACTTATAATAATATTGCTGGAGTGTTCTGGTTGCATGGAGCAGGTGCAGCGAAATCTATTGAAAGAAATCATATCCATGTAACTTCAGATGGTGGGGGTATCGGATATATTATTGCTATGGATACAGCTGCTGATAACGGAGTAATTCATTCAATAGGTAATTGGGGCGAAATAACAGGGTTCGCTACAAATATATCTGCTACTATGGCAGCAGGTGATACTCTTAATGGTACATTTGTTAGATTGAAGGCTGCAAATGGAGCAATAGGAGCAGGAATATATAATACTGTTGCATCAACTACAGATGGTGCTTTAACTGTATCAGCTGCAATTACTAATGCAGCTTTAACTGCATCAGAGATAGTTATAACAGATGCTTCAAAGGTTCTTTCTTCCGCAGCAGTAGCAACTTACCCTTCACTAGCTGAGTTGGCTTGGTTAAAAGGTATGACTTCAAAGGTTATTGATGATGACCAGATAGATACTTTTAGCGAGTTAAATACCATTGTAGCAGATAAAACTTTAGTTAATGAAGAAGATGCTGTTACCTGGGATGCGGCTCATACTTTCAGTTCTACAATAAATAATATTACTATTACTACTCCGGCTGCTTCAGGTACGCTTACGATTGCAGATGGCAAAACTTTCACAGCTACAAATACAGTAAATATTAATACTCTTACAGATGGTAAGTGGTGTACTTATACTGCTGCTGGAACAGTATTAAATTGTACCGAAGATGCACCAGTAGGAACTGGAGATATTACAGATGTTTGGAATTGTTCAACTGGAGACTGTAACACTTTAACAATAGGTGATAATGAATATCTTATTGGTGGAGCAGTTACTGGAACAGGCGACCCTTACATATCTTTACCTCAAGGTGCTGATGTTAGTACAGTTTCTGGTGAAGGATATATTTCTTGGGACTCAGATAGTGATGTACTATATGTTGGTACTGGTGCTGCTGCGTTAGCAATCGGTGGTGCAGAAACGAATAGTCTTGAAACTTTAACTACTGGCATAGCAACAACTGAAATACCTATTGGTACAGCAGCAAATACAGTTGTTTACGCAGCTTTAAGTGGTGATGTAACAATGACAAATGGTGGTGTTGTATCTATCGGTAACGAGAAGATAGACTCAGATATGTATGTAGACGCTTCAATAGCCTTGGCACACATGAGTTCTCAATCGGTTGACTCTGATAACATAGTACAGGCTACGATAGTAACAGGAGATATACACGCAGCTGCTGGGATTACATTAGCACAGACAGCTATGACAGCAGGAAGAAGTCTTACTATTGCAACTAATAATGTTATAGCTGATGAAGAGACATATATTTATAAAGCAAAGGTAGCAATTATTGACCCTGTAGCAACTGATGACTTTGTTTTTGGTGAGCTATCTCATGCTGTTACCTTCACATCAATTTACTGCAAGACTCTTGTTGGAACAGTTACGCTTGATGTAACATCAGGTGGCACAGATATAGCGGGTACAGATATAGTTTGCGATACAGATGGACAGAGTGACGCAGGGATTACTAACGCTGCTGGTTCAGCAAGTGATGAGATAAAGTTGGCTATAACTGAGGTCGCATCTGCTCCGACATATTTATTCCTTCAATTAAACGGAACACAGGATGATTAAAATATGAAAAAACTTATACTAATAATTTTGATATGCTTTATTTGTTCTGTTTCTTTTGCGGATACTAGGACTCCTATAAATGTTTCACAAACAAATGTTATAACTGCAAACGGCAGCTACAAAGAGTTTGGTAATGGTATTAATTACCAAAAAGATGACAGTTCTTTTGCTGAAGCAGTTGCCGAGATAGTTCCTTCTTCTCGCACAGGAATAGATTATGAATGTTATACAACATACAACAGAGTTGGATTTAAGGCTGACATAATAGATGGTAATTATAGTGTATTCTCTCAGGTAGGAAATACAGGTAAGATTTTAAAGTCTAAGATTGTTGGGATTGCTTATCTTAATATTGACACTAAAGACTGGCAGATGATAGCAACACCAAGTTCTTCTATTGCGGTAGTGGATGGAAATTCAATACGATATAACAATGTGTTTGCTGATGCTGATATTGAGTATGTTATTGAAAAAGGAAAGTTTAAACAGAATTGGTATATCAATCAGAAGCATCTTCCAGCTACTCCTTATCCTGCTAACAAGACAGCAGTAGTTATTGTTACAAAGATGGACTTGGCTAATTATGAATTGCCTAGACTAATAGAATCTTCAGATGAAGCATATACGGATGATTCTTTTAACGATACTGGCTATACTGTTAAAAATGGTGTTATAAGATTTGTACGACAAGAGTTTGCTCTTTCAAAAGCCTATGATACAAACAATGATGAAGTCAAGATACGGAAGCGATTAGTTAAAAAGAATGGCAATTATTATCTTTTAGAGGGTATTCCTTATAATTGGTTGGATAATGCACAATATCCTGTCTTATTTGATTATACAACTGTAAGTGGTGCATCTAGTGGCGACCAGACTTGGACAACAGGTACTTATTATATTTCTTCCGACTATACTCTTGCAGCTTCTCATGGGCTTGATGTATCTGCTGGAGTTGTTATTAAACTTGCAGCAGGCGTTCAAATAACACAAGCACCATCAAGGTCAGATAATAATAATTTTAATGGAACATCTGGTAGCCATATTACTGTTACAAGCTCAAATGATGATACAATCGGCGACACTATTGATGGCAGTAGCGGAAGTCCTGCAAGCGGAGATTGGAACAGAATTTTCCATAATTGGTCAGCTTCCAATACATATACTTATACTGATTTTAGATATGCAGACCATTGTTTAGATTTTGGAGCAGTAAGAACTCAAACAATTACTAATTGCACTTTCAAAGATTCAGTAACTGGTATTGAGCATCAAAATACTTATATAAATGTGACTGATTGCTTGTTTGATACTTTAAGTGCTGAGGCTATTGTTATTGAGGCAACTCAGAGAGACCAAAATATAACTAATTCCAGGTTTACTGCAATCACAGGGTTTCTTTGTCAATATGCTAGAGGAACTTATGATGGGATCGTAGTTCACGATAGTGTAGGTGGTAGAATAGATAATGTTACTATGGATTTAGTAGTTAAGAACAGTTTGTTTTATAATTTAGATAATGAGGGTGTTACATCTTCCAATAGTGGCGATTTGACAGTCGAGGGCTGCACATTTGATAATATTGGAACTGCGACGAATGAAGCCCCTATCCACATTTCCAATTCAGGTGACAGGGCGATAGTAATTAAAAATAACATTATATCCAATAGTTATAATTGGATAATATGGCAAACTGATATTATAGATACACTAGATTATAATGGCGATTATAATAATGGAGAGCATGTAAGTAGCAGAACAACAGCGACGAATGGAGCAAATGGATTAACTGCAAATCCTAATTATGAAACAGGAACTCTAGTCGGTGGAGATTTATCTAGTTATCCAGCAACTTTCTTTTTAAATCAAAGCACATCAACATATAAAGACGCTGGAGATGATACAGCTGCCAATCAGGATGTAGATGATTTAACAACTTCTGTAGATGCAACATTAGATACTAGTACGGCAGACATTGGATTTCATTATGAGCCTGACGATGTATCAGCAGCAGTAGCACGCAGAAGAATGTGGATAGAATAATTAGGGCTATTTAACATTACTGCTTATTAACAAAAGGACAACTTGTGAAAGTCAAGGACATCAATGGGGAACATGGGGCGATACTAAAAGAGATACACAAACTAGAGGTTGTGATGACAAAATTTGTTACAACACAAGGTTTGAATCACCGGGAAAACAAGGGCGATATTGATGTTCTGTTTGAAAAGAGCAACACTATACAAGACAGGGTAAACGAGCTTCCTTGCAAGACCCATGTAGAAAAATTTAAGGGGTACGACAAGCACATGACTCAGGGGTTTAGGTGGAGGATAGCAATAGTATTTGCTGTAGTTGGTATGGTTGGAGGAGGATTTTCTTTTGCCTCTGCTTGGGGTAAAGTTTGTTCCAAGCAAGAGAGAGTCATAGAGACGCTCGAAAAAGTTGAGGTACACATGGCAAGGGGCAAGTAATGACTGAAAAACCAGAAGACTTCACTCCATATAAGAACAGGGCCGAGCATGAATACCTGAACAAAATGACAGTCTTAATCGTTAAGTGCCGAAACATAATAAAGAACGCTGAAGAGGCTGTTACGGAGATCAGAGAGACCACAGAAAAGTATTTCGATCATTCAACCAACATAAAAAGGAAGGAAGATCATGATAAAGAAATTTAGTATACTTTTGTGCTGTTTCTTACTGACAGGTTGCTGCATGACAAGACATTTCAAGGGCACGCTGAAGTTAAGCGGAGCGGAAGCCAAGGCTTACGGGACACTGGAAGATGGCAAGGTGCTGTTTGATAAGTTTACGCATATTTGCGTGTTGAAGCATTGTAAATGTAAGGGATTAGCGGAGATTAAAAATGGCAAAAATTAATTTAGATAAGTTCAAGATGGGATATTTCATCTTATGGAAAAACCAAGGCGGCGTTGTAGGTGATCTGATAGAGAAACATCAGAAGAAGATAGGTTTCTCTTCTAAGGCTTCAAAATACACGCATATTGACGTCTCTGGGGGCGGTCCATTCGTAGTTTGCGTTGCTCCCCCTAAGATCGAAGTTGTTAGTTTCCTAGAGAGATACCCGGAAGGCGTGGAGTTTCTTGTTGTTAAGCTTAAAGACAGGAAGTATCGGGGCAGAAAGAGTGCTAAAGTAGCGTTTTGGGCGTCCAGCAATTGTAACCGAAAATATGACTGGTTCGGAGTCGTTAAGTTCAAAATAAGCTGGATTTTCCACAAGCTACAGCAGTTCTTCTGTTCAGAGAACGCTCTCTGGGCCCTGCAGAAAGAGTTCCCTACGGCTATGGACGGGCTAGAGCCACATAAATGTATGCCCGCGCATTTCTTTGATAGTGAAGATTTCAGAGAGGTATACAGCGGCAAGCTTTAAACTATAAGTCTCCCATGTTCATCGTACATTGAATGGACATGGAAGGCTTATCTACCCAGCACTCCTCAAGCTGAAACGATTTCATTGTAGCAACCTTTCCTTCGTAAAACCCTAAGTAAAGACACCCTAAAGCAGTTACCACATAAAAAATCAAAAGAAAAAGGAATAGTCTCAATGTATGATCCCTCCCTTTGGTATGATGATCTTAGGAGCGTCCTGGGCCTTCTTTGTCTGCCTGTCCAGCTCCGCTCTCATCTTTAGGTCCTTACCGATCTTCTTCCAGTTCTTCTTCTGATCGATCATTTCGTTAATCAACTTCTTTTCCCGGTTACAGCTGTACTTCTCAAGCAGCTCAATGGTCTTATCCATTTCCTCAAGGCCTTGGTCTACATATCCAGTTTTACAAAGGTACGCTGCAAAATTCATATGCATTTGCCACGATCTTGGATTTAGATCTACGGACCGGCGGATCAGGTACGCTATCATATTTATCATAAATGGCGGATACTGGTCTAGCGGCATAATAGTCAAATAAAGCTGCCCTAGAAGCCCGTAGCTGTCTCCACGCGTAGGAACCTGATCACAATCGTCCATAAGCATGTTTTCCTGTGTCAGAAACTTCCTGGTTCCTATATAGGTCCTGCAAGCGAAGAACCCAGCAATTCCAACAACTACCATAGGCCATGGTGATAAGACCACGCCCGCTACAGCACATAACCCAGGCAGAGCAATGTAAATGTAGCGTTGGGCGTAGGTCTGTCCAACAAGGTTAAATTGGCAATGTAGGCCTATGAGAATAAAGAACCATAGGATCCCAAGGGGGCATGCCAATAACCCGAGGATAAATAAAGGTATCATAAGCGCCAGGCCTAGCCAAAACTCTGCATTCCAGGCGTGTTTTTCTTTATATACGTCTTCAAAATCGCGTATGCTTTCAGCCCAATCGTCAAAAAGCTTGACTCTCATTGGTATGATAGACTCAAAAGTGTACCTTGCAACAACCTTTACCATAAAGGCCAGCCTATTAAGGGGGAAATCCGTCCTAGAGATAACTTTCCCTTCGTTGATCCCTTTCCTGGTAGAAAGTCCGAGCCTGAACTTCTTTCCATTAAGGAAAATAGCCATAGGCCAGATTAGCAAGACGCCAAGAGGGTTCCCGGAACATAGAAGCACAAACGGAAATGGAATAGCGTCAAAAGTTGAGCACATGGCTACCCAGTAAAAGATAGCTCCGCCTATCATGCCCCATCCTGGGAACGTATGAATGAAGAAGTAGCCTATTAAGAGAAAGTACGTTGTTGTAGCGTAATAGTTTCCCGTTACCCACGCGGCTCCCCAGAGGCCCATAGGGTGAACGGCAAATAGCAAAGAAGCTTCCCAGCCCCAGAGCATGTAAATAACGCTTGTATTGACACAGTGCATGCCGATCATGAACGGATGAACCCACCAGTGAGGCTTGGTCATATAGAATTTAGGATCCTTAGACGCAATCTCTGGCATAGGGTACTTGTGCCGAGCTGTATAATCATCAATTAAGAAAAAAGCCTTACATGTTTTCCAGTATAGGCCAGCGATTATTGCAATTATGATCCATAGTGACATAATATCTCCTTTACTTCATCAAGGCTTTCAACAAAGTAGGCCATGATGTGGTTATTTCTTAATTGTTTTACCCTAGATTTCTGAATTTTTTTCCTTACCCCTCCTGGCTTCTTTACTTCAAACCAAACGCTTACACTGCCCCAAGCGAAATATATGTCTGGGATCCCCACAACTCCGAAAACGGCGTCCTCGTGGATCTTCCATACTACAGCGCCTGGGTGTGCTTCTCTTAGCCATTTTATGATCTTATTTTGGATTTGAGCTTCGCTCATTCTTCCTTCCCCCCTATTGTGATAATGTCGGTGGTGAGATTAAAAATTAATTATCTAACCCTTTATAACTCCTAATGGTTCTAACTTTACAACAATATCAACTAAATCCGATTGCTCTTCCATAACAACATCAATGTCTTTGTATGCTCCGCTGGCTTCATCTAGGTCATTCTTGTGTCTAATGCTATGGACAATACCATCCATTGCCTTAATCTCATCTTCTAGTATAAGCTCATGCTTTGCTTTAGTTCGGCTCATCTTACGACCTGCTCCATGAGAACAAGATTTAAAACTTTCTTCATTGCCTTTACCCATAACAATATAAGAAGATGTACCTTGGGAGCCTGGAATAATACCAAGTTGTCCTGCCCTAGCCATAGTAGCACCTTTTCTATGTACCATAACATTTGATCCAAAATGATGTTCCACTTGAGCAAAATTATGATGAATATTAATTTCTGGTTCAAATTCACAAGGACAAACTAAATTAACACAAACCTTAATATCTTCCAGCATCTTTTTTCTGTTTTCATAGGCAAACTCTAAGGCGAAGTTCATAGCTTTTAGATAATCTTGTCCTTCTTTGGTGGTCAAAGGAAGAAACGCAAGCCCATCATCTCCCTTAAACTCTGGAACATTTGAGTACCACATCAAGCATAGGTCTTGTGCAACTCTATTGTAGTGATTCGCAATCTTGTACCCTAGATTTCTGCTACCACTATGTACCATTATCCAAATGAATCCATCATTACCTTTTTGTAGTTCAATGAAGTGGTTTCCACCTCCAAGAGTTCCTAGTTGCTTCATAGCAGAACTAAGTTCTTGTTGAATAATGGGAATATCAGGAGCATTGGTAAATCCTTCCCACTCTTGTGCTTTACCTCTATGATTGAAACCGACCGGAACAGCACTTCTTATGCCACCCTTAAACTCCTTGGAACCTCCAAATATTTGTTTTATTTCATCAATATAAAGATTAGTAAGGGATGTTTTAACAGCACACATACCACATCCAATATCAACACCAACTGCATTAGGAATAACAATTCCCTTAGTTGCAATGACTCCACCGATAGGCATACCGTATCCTTGGTGGGTGTCTGGCATTAGACAAACCTGTTTGAATATAAATGGGAGATTTGCTAAATTTTTTGCTTGGTCTATGGCACCTTCTTCTGGATTATTACACCAACTTTTTATTGGTACTTTTTCATTATAAATTTTCATCTATTTCCCCTCCTTTAAATTAGCAACTCCTAAACTAAGGCTTAATTTGTTTAATGCGTCTGCCCTGTCGGTTGCTTCAAAAGGCTTACAAACTTTCTGGACAAAATCATTTCCTTCGCAATCTCCGGTGTAATCCTCATGGTCGCCGAACCAACGCTTTAATTGAATTGTTCCATTACTATGTAAATATCCCCACCACATTAAATTGTTCATCACTTATCCCCCGTTAAAGCTGATTAATTTCGCTTTATTCTCTTTTTAATTTTTTCTATTAAATCAGGAAATGCTTGGCAAAATGTATATGCTGTAAATGCTTGACGATATTCATCATCACCTTTCATAGTGTTTTTTTGCACATATTTTAATAAGTCAGCAAAGATAAAAAGACTA